CGCGCACTAACGGTAGCGAATATGCCGTGGCGCATAGCGGCGCCCGGTAGCGACGTACACGCGCGCACTATCACGGACCCCACAACGCTAGACGCGATGCAACGCGCAGCACGCATGAACGTAGACGCTTACGCGTTGTATCCTTGTATGTGATTGCACGTTAGGTGCATATACTCTGAGTGTTCGCGCACGTAGGGTGCGCGCTAACCGAAGGGAGTGTGTGCTATGGCGACAACGCCTAAGCCCACGGCAATACAGCAAGTGCAAGACCTAGCGGCCACGTGTGCGCGTGCCGCGGACGTAGCACGCTTGCTAGGTGTTCCTGGCAAGTCACTACGTCAGAGTGTGCGCGATGCGCGCGTGCCCGACCCTAGTGCTACGCCGAACGCTGACGGCAAAGTAACAGCGTTGCCGCGTGTGATGGTATCGCAGGACGGCACGAACGCGCTGACCGAACAACATAAGCGCGGACTAGTGCTTAGGTATTGTGACGAAGCACGCGCACAGTCAATCATAGACGCGCGCGACAAGGGTGGCGCGTCATGACCGAACAAACGATACGCCTACGCGTAACAACGGGAGACACGCTATCGCTTGCGTACTTTAGTACCACCTATGACGTTATTGTCATACGCGGTATGGATGACGAAGCTCACGCGCTGATAGTTGCATCGTTTGTCAAACGTGACGACGCGCACGCGTTCGCGCGTACGTGCGGGGAGTACGTAGTGTTTGTTCGTCCCCCGCATACGGGACTATATGACGCGTTGGATGTGTTGCGTATGTTCCTAGCGTTGCAAAGCGACGAAGGGTTGCCTATCACTAGGCACCTAACGTAGTAGGCGTGCGCATATGGTGATGTGACGACATATGCGTATAGCACGTGCGCGAGTACGGGATAGGTTGGGCACTTAGTCACACCTAACCTATCCTGCGTGCGTGTACACGTGTGACACGTAGGGGATAGGATAGACGCTTAGGTGCTACCGTCCCCCGCGCTCGCGCGTTCGCGCGTTCGCGATTCTATCGAACATGAATCCATAAGCGCGATATGTCAAAGTGCGCCAGCGTATTGTCCTACAGATATCTCGACCAAACCTGAATCCCGACTCCCGATGCCTGAAAACCTCTTTGGACGGTTGGGGGTCGAAACTTCGACAACTCGTGTTATCATGGGTGCATGGCGGGGTCAGGTACGAACCGACGTAAGAACTCCCTATCGCGTACAGAGGCAGTCACGGCAGTTGATATAGAGCGTGCCCGGAAGAAACCTCGTAAGGCGAAACAGACCAAGACCACAGCTAAGACGACCACTGGCCGGACCAAGTCTGTGGCCGATTCCCGGAAACGTGACCGGTTGCCTACTCCCGTCCCTAAGAATAAGAACTCAGACGAGATCAAAGCGATGGATCCTGACGATCCGGCGTTCAAGAACCCACAAGGTGCGAAACGGAAACGGGACTATTCGGGGAAGGCCGATACCTCGAAGATGAGCTTCCATGAGGTCATACGCCTTGAGAAGCAGGAATCAGCCAACAGGCTTCGGGCGAAACAACGGAAACATGAGGCTGTGGTCGAGAAACTGTCTGAGGAAACTTACCGTGATGGTAACGGGCCGGTATCTTCTGTCTTGGACGCTGACGGCAAACGGAACTCGATCTATGCGGAGGATGCTCTTATAGCAGAGGGGAAATTGACCCTCGACGACTGGGACGAACAGGAACTTATCAGAGGGTATCGCCGGGGTCGTAACGGGCGATTCGGTGACCCTCCGAAGTATATACCCCGCGAGGTCCAGCAGGAGGCTTTTCGTCGTCTTGTACGTGTGGGCGAACGGAAGATGAGACAACAGTACCTGAACATAATAGACGAACTCATCAATCTGGCGACTGACCGAACCGTATCTGATAAGACAAGACTCGAGGCCATCAAGGAGGTCCAGAACCGCGTGGTCGGTAAGACACCTGAGATGGTCGTTACGACTGAGGCTCCCTGGCAGGATATGCTCGTTGACTCCGTACTCCCGCTGTCTGAGGTCGATGCTCTTATAGTTCCAGGTCGAGTACTTACTGACGGCAACGACCCGTTGCCTGATGGCGGGGGGTCTACCAAACCGGTAGCGGCATCGGTCTCCCCCGCCAGGGAAGACCCCCTGCCATCAGACGACGGGGCTTCCTCGGACCCCTACGGCGTCCCCCTTCCGGGTTCGGGGAAAAAAGGTCGGACCGGGGGTGGCGACGGGACCAAACCTAAAATGGACACCCACCGTCCGCCGCCCTCGGAACGACCTACTGGAGGACAACGAGGAGACGTATTACCTTTAGAGGCCGAGGACTGGGCGTAACGGGAGGAGGTGAATACAACTTGAGCGATACATGGACTGTGTGGCAAGGTGATGATGGGAAATGGTACTTCCATCGTCAATCGCGGAATGGACTTATAGTAGGTGATGGTGGTCAGGGTTATCAACACAAGTCAGATGCCGTGGACGAGGCTACTCGTCAGGCCGACGGTGTTCCGCCGCATATCAATGGTGAGGAGGACTGCTGATGGGGCAAAGTGACCCTAGTTGGGGCATAGGATGGCCGCACGGAGCAAGCGTGCCGTACAGCAATCTGGAGTACGCGGGCATGAAGGGCAAGATCACGTTCCCTGGAGGGCTCGCGACAGAGCTACACCCGCTGGCGCTGATCCTGCTGGCGGAGACAGAGAAGCGCGGGTACGACATCCATCCGGGTTGGTGTTGGGGCTACAACAACAGACCTATCGCCGGCACGCACATCCCCAGCAACCATAGCAGAGCGACGGCGCTCGACGTGAACGCACCTGAGAACGGCTATGGGAGCCCGCATCCGGCGTTCCCAGCGAATATAGCCCATGAGGTATGGGAAACTTGCGGATGGGAGTGGGGCGGCGACTGGGACGGCTCTGGCAAGGACGGGATGCACCTCGAGTACATCGGTGCGCGGAGTACGGTCAAGGCGAACACGGACAAGGCGAAGAGACTATTCGGAGGAACGGAGGAGGACGACTTGACACCTGAACAGGAAACTTTCTTGAAGGAACTTATGAGGAAACTTGGTGGAACCCCAAAGGGGGCTGCTGACCGACTCGCGGCTGCAGCGAAACCGGCTTCTCCGACAACTCCTAAGTAATGGCACCACAGAAAACGCTAAACGTATCCAAGTTCTACGATGCCGTAGGGTACTACCCCCACGACGGTCAAAAGGCTTTCCATGCATCGTCGGCCCGGTTCAAAGTGATGGACTGTGGTCGACGATGGGGAAAATCTACTTCAGGTCCTCACGACGAGATGCCGAAGATGTTCCTTCGTCGTGAGGAACCTATATTGGGTTGGATCGTAGCGCCTACATACGACTTGGGAGAGAAAGAGTTCAGGGTATTCCATCGAGTACTCACTGAGAAACTCAGGATACCGATGAACAGGTCGAAAACCTTCTATTCCGTGCGTACTAAAGACTTCAGATTGACCACAGCATGGGGTGCTTCTATCGAAGTACGATCTGCTGAACATCCCGACTCGCTTGTCGGAGAGGGCCTCGACTTCGTTATCATGGCAGAGGCTGCGAAACTGAAACTCTCACACTGGGAGAAATACGTTCGACCTTCACTATCGGACAAGCGAGGCAGTGCTGTCTTCGTATCGACTCCTGAGGGCTTCAACTGGTTCTATGACCTCTATCAATTGGGTCAGGATCCAGAGCGACACGACTGGTGGTCGAAGAAAAGCCCGACCTGGGACAATTCAGCAGTCTTTCCAGGTGGATTCGACGACCCCGAGATACAAGCTGTCCGCGATACCCTGTCGCCTGCCGTCTTCGACCAGGAATATGGGGCCGAGTTCACTTCGTTCGCTGGTCGTATCTACTCGGAATTCGACGAAGGTTTTCACGTGATGGATGATTATCAGTTCCATCCAGAGTGGGAGAACTGGTTGACGTTCGACTTCGGCTTCAGGAACCCCTTCGTTTGTCTAAATATCCAAGTCGACCCGTCCGATAATGTCTATGTGTGGGACGAATACTACGAGCGGAACATCACTACGCCGGAACACGCTCGTCGTCTCAAGGAGATCATACAGTGGAGGGTCGATGGTGGCTTCCATGATCCTTCTGGGCCGGATGAGGCGGGCTCCATCTTGAGTATATTCCATGACAAGAAAGAGCGATACAACTCATGGCTCAATCAAGTGGTCCTGAATCCTTCTACAAACGACTGGAAACCTGGTATAGAGCGTGTGAAAGAGTGGTTGAAGCTACGAGACGATGGGAATGGCACCCACAAACCCAGATTATTCGTCTCGAGGAACTGCCGACAGACGATCCGGGAGTTCAATACCTATCGAGTGAAGGAACAAGGGGAGAAACAAGGCGAAAATCTCGATCCCCAAGATCAACCGAGGAAGAAAGACGACCATGCGATGGATGCTCTGCGGTACTTCATCGTAGGACGGTTCGGTATGTCTACCCATATAGGCTACGCTGCATAAGAGGGACAGATCATGAGTGAATCCCTGATTGAGATCTCAAAAGTGAGGGTCCATAAGCGTTGTCCTCGCTGTTCGAGCGTAAATGTCCGTCGTGGAGCGTCTTTAGACCCCGATACTTCACTATGGGGACTATCAGAACGGTGTATCATGTGTGGGTATCATCGGGAATCGGTGAACGTGAAGGCGGGTATCTAATATGGCGGCAAATGAAGCAGATCTAGTCAGGGAATCCTGGCTGAAGTGGGCCCTCTATGCGTTCAACCAGGCGGAAGAGGATTATCAGAGCTACGAGGACTATTACGTCGGAGATCATGAACTCGAGTTTGCTACTGTTCGTTGGGCAGAGATGTTCGGTACTATCTTCGAGGAGATGAGCGACAACTGGTGTGGGGTAGTCGTTGATTCCCTTGCTCAACGCCTCGAGATCATCGGTTGGCAAACTGACGGAGATAAGGCTGACGCTAAACTTGCAGAAGAGATATGGGATCGTGATTGGCTTGCAAATGAGGAGGAAGATCTAACAACTCACACTCTTGTCAAGGGTGATGGGTACTTGATGATCTGGCCTCGAGTTGAGGAAGATAGACCTGAAGAGGTTGGGATCTACTATAACGATGCCCTCGATATGAACGTCTACTACGACCCCCAGTTCCATCGTCAGGCTACTCGTGCTGCTAAGAAGTTTCAAGATGAAGATGGGAATATGCACATCTACATCTATTACCAGGATCACTACGAACACTATCTCTCAGAAACTAATACTCCTAACCCCTTCCATATCGTTCAATTCGAGACAGTATCTGAAACTCTACCCGCTGGATGGAAACTTGTAAAGAGTTCACCTAACCCGTTCGGCGAGTTGCCTATCTTCCACTTCCGAAACAAGATGGCGAATTCCACTCATGGAATATCCGAGTTGAAACAAGTCATCCCGATGCAGAATGCAACCAACAAGCTTTTGATGGATATGATGATTGCCTCCGAGTTCGGAGGATACCGTCAGAAGTGGATGGCAGGAGGTGGTCATCCCGCTGACGGTTGGAAGGCTGGACCTGAACGGATCTGGGCGACTACCGACTCTAACGCTCGATTCGGAGAATTCGGTCAGACGGACATAGAACCTTATACCCGTGTGATTGAGATGGTCATAGGTCAGATCGCCAAGATCACTCAGACTCCTATGCACTATCTACGTTCATCTGGAGATATGCCCTCGGGTGAAGCGTTGAAGACTGCGGAATCTGGACTTATCTACAAAGCGAAGAACCGTCAGAAGCAATTCGGTACTCAATGGGCTAAGGCCATGACATTCGCCGTGGGTGTTGAGAAGGGCAAGGGTAACTCGCTTGTTGAACTCAAGGCCCCACTTACACCAGTGTGGAAGAGTCCTGAAACTCGACACGACCTCGAGCAGGCGCAAACTGCTCAGTTGAAGTCTGTACTTGGTATCCCGCTTGAACAGCTCTGGTCTGAACACTTCGGATACTCCGAGGAGCAGATCGCGCAATTCAAGAAGGAGAATAAGGCTATCGCTGCTCAGGTACTTGCTGGTGTACTCGCCCAGATCGGGCAACTGCCGCCTGGGGCTGAATCCCTCGCGGGCGTAGCGCCACAGGACCTAATCAAATTGATACAGGGTGGTATGTCACCAAGTGGTGGTGATAAGGGTCCAGTCGATATCTCAGGTATACTTGCTCTTCTTCCTAAGGGTGTAACAGCACAAACCACGGCAGGGGAGTCCACAACTAAACCTCAACCTCATTCAAGTCCTCCAGGATCACCTACCCGTAAGAGCAGTGGATTCAAGGATTAGGGGGTAAGTATGGCCGAGAAGAAGAAGATAACTAAGAAGCAGGCACTTCAACACCCGAAGGCAGTAGCTGCCCGGAAGAAGGGTGCACCTCCTAACAGTAAGAGAAAAGGAAAGTAGTGGAAGTAGGCGACAGGCGCGACGACACCATATCCCTAAGGGAATACGTAGAGAAGGCCCTAGCTGCACATGACCGGGCGCATGTC